GACTCTGAGAGTAAATCGTCTGAGGATACCCATCCTCGTGCGTTAAATACGCCTCATTAATCGCTTGGTTGTTTAGTTGCTTCCGCGCTCTTAACAGCCAGAAAGGATCTGCCATTTCAATTCAGAGTTGTGGGAACTTCATCCTCGAACTCATCCTCACCTAATAGACGCGCTAGTTCCTGGCGCAGTTCTTCAGTGCTTCTCTCAATCTGTCTGACCTCTTGTTCGATCTTCTCAGTCGGTTTCATGCCTCCGCGATCCGCGATGTCTTTTGCTGCCGCCAGACGCACAGTTTCGCTGTTGGCGTTTTTCGCGAGGAAGCTGATGGTCAGCATTGCTTCGGGTACTTTGTCTCGCACCGCGTCTTTGAGGCGCTGTTCGATGATTTCCGAGTACCGGCGCTTTAACTCCCACCCTTTTTGAGAAGCCGAGTTCTCGGAATATCCGGCCTCGATACACGCTTTGGTGGCGTTGCCGGATTGGACGTAGAACTGGATGAATTTTTCTTGGCGTTCGTCGAGTTTTCTCATATTTTGGTAAACCTAATTACTGAATTTTCCCCCCGAATTTGCACGAAAGACATTCATTTTCATTTTAAAAAATAAAAAGGGGGTGGGGGGGGTCGCCCAATATCGCCCTGTTTTTAGCCTAAATGTGGGACTCTGGCCCAAGGGTCAAAGTCTACTTTACATAATAGTTATTATGCGGAACTCGGGGGTCTAATAAAATCAATGACTTACGATTTACCACCGCCTTTGGGCAGTACAAATGACACGAAAACGCCACTATTTTAGGGCTTTTCCGTCGGTCTCCACACAGTGGTGGGATTTTCGGACTCAAGACCGCCGCGGGTAGTGAGTGCGTGAGCACGAACTATATTGATATTGCGTCCCATGGACTCACGGATCGGGCGCTTTGGCTTGATAGCGTGGTGTTGTGCGCGGAGCCGGTATCGAAGAACGACGCAACTAACGTCAAGTATATAAATACAGATAACTTATGGTTTCGTCAAACATTCTGCGCCTCTTTTTCACGTTGAACATCATTCCATTGCCCTAACGCATGACGCAGCTCACTGTCATAAATGTCCAGAATACCCTGCACTTTCTTGAAGTCCTCTTCGTCCGATTTGGACCACCATCGCTTGCCCATGACGTTAGCCTTTTGTGAGGCTGTCAAATGATAGTTGGTGCTTGCTGTGCCTATCGCCATCTGAATGATCTGAAGGTAATGATCATCAGGCAGTTTTGAATTCTCTGGCTTGACCTGGCGCAACACAATCTTGCCTAACGTGCTGTTGAGATGCCATTCCTGCCCATAGGCTAAACGAGCGTACACGCTAGCCTCGTAGTCCAATGTCGCAAGTAGATCCGCGACCTCTTGATACGTCACATCAGGCTTGCCACCAGAGCCACGATGCAGTCCTGCGGCCTTGGCCTTCAGTAACTTAAAATGCTCAAGCGAAAGCATCGAGTTCCAGCCTCACAAGCTTGCACCAAGACTCAAGCGGCATGGTGACTTGATGATGGTCTCCAAGGTCAGGCCGAAGATCGTGCAGACTCATCATGGCGAACCAAGGTTGGCGATCAAGGCGATAGATCAGCACTGGTTTCGGAGGTTCACCATGATCCACCGCTCTCGACGCCTGTAACGCCGTCTGTTGCCACCAGTCTTTAACCCTTGCGGTCCTAGCCCTCTTACACTCAACGGCCCACCCTGCGTATCCAGGAGGCCATAGGACGTTTAAATCGTAGCCACCGACGGCGGTCTGCTCAAGATTGCGTCGAACCTCAAGACGCAGCTCACCCTTGAGGATGTTCGCAAGTTCCAACTCACCGACTTTTCCCTTTGTTCGACTGTTTGTCACGAAAGAGCTTCCTGTATTGCGCCCTGGTGGGCGGGAATTTATCTGGACACCCGGCGGTGTCCCAACCGTACTTCACGAAGTTCGCAAACGGCTGACAGGCCAACTCCTCGTCCTTGCATGACTCCCATGCTTCGCACCCTTTATCACACGGGCTTTTTATTTTGCTTAAGGCGTCCCATAACGCCTCCTCACCACGATCACACTTCCCGCATGACTTGACCCGACCAGCGCGGAGATCTCGACCAAACGCGACATGGCTACGACCACAGTCGCAGCGACACATCCACCTGACCCCGTTGCTGGTCGATTCAGCATAGGCAATCACTTCGAGCTTCCCGTGGCGATTCCCTTCCTCCCAGATGATTCCTCTCGTCATTGTCATGGTGAAGTGTGGTGAAGTGCGGCTAAAGGTCTCAGGCTGGTGAAGGGTGAAGCGTGTGTATCTAATACACGCTTCACCTCACCCTGCCTTTTGAGTGAAGTAGGTGAAGTACGGGTGAAGTATGAAATCTGTACTTCACCCACTTGGAGTCTCCCTTCGACGAAGACCCTTGGCTCTCTTTATATGAGGGTGATCTCCAATCACAAGGTTGCGATCTTTGATCCAACCCGAGACATATTTCTTGGCAGTCCCATAGTCGAAGTTAAATTCTTCAGCCATCCATTTACCCAGATACCGATCTCGACCACTCGGACTATGAGAGAACGGATCACCGGCATCCCAACGCCTCGACACCTCGAAGAAGATCTCTTGGATCTGCTCGATACTCAGCTTGGAAGCTGCCGCGATTTCATCGCGCAGTTCATCGCTGATGTCGATCAGCAAACCACTCGCCGGGTCACGGCGATAGGTCACCATCTCGCCCATGCCGAACTCATTGCTTTTGACCACAGCACCATTGATGAGTTCCATGGGGCCGATGGACTCGCCCAGAGCTTTCTCAGCTCTGGAACGCTCGTCATCTGGCACAGGGAACAAAGCATATGCCCATCTACAGCCGTCTACGATTGCGCTAGAGCCTCTAATTGCACTTCTGGCGCTTGCAACACCATCGACGTTGCCGTCTTTCCTCATGTGATGACTGGTGAGCACACTCGCACCAGATTCGGCGCAGAGTTTTGAAACGCTCGACCAATAGCATTGAGCTGCCGCCGGGTCGGAGTTCACATCAGCCTGTACCACGGCTTGCATGGGATCAATGAGACCTAACACCGCGCCGACCCGGATAATCTCTGAGCAGAGATCTTCCCAGGCGGCGGTCATTTGGTAGACACCGCCAATACACTCAAGATATGCCTTTGTGCCACCAGCGTCAGGCAACGGCACGACGTATAGGTCATCTAATTTGGCGTGTTCACCGGGGTTGATGATCTGGTTCAGCCGCCTATGGATTGCGCTTCGCGAATCCTCGGCGGTGACCATGACCACCGGCCCTTGGTCTTTAAGTTCGCCTCCGAAGCACCTTTGACCCCAAAGACCTGGACCAGCGGCGACTCTCACCGCGAGATCCAGCATCAGGTAGGACTTGCCTATGCCGCCCATCGAGGCGATGAGACCTACGGTCTTATGAGGCAATACTCCCTCGATAATCCACTCGATCGGTTCGGCATAGCCCTCATAAGCCCCAATTCCCCACTCATCGACGTTGAGCGATGCCCTGCCCTCATCTACCAGTGAGGCGTAGTAATCGTCTAACTCTGCGACCTGTTGATCTAGTCTAGGCATCGATGATCTTCCTCAGATCAAAACACGCTCGTTCAAAGATGATCCGCTCTTCCTCGCAAAGCCCCGGATAGTTGTGCCACCTCTTGTCCTTAATGATCTGAGCGGCAAACACGTTCACCAGGATTGCCGCGTGTCTGGCGCGAACGATCAGCGCCCGGTAGTTCTCTCGGGGCTTCTTGTCATACCGCCTCATCTGGATGAACTCATCTCTTGGAAAGAGATCAGACATCTGGAGTCCCACGGCTTCGACTACCTCGGATGCTCCGCATCCGGCGAAGCAATGAATCAAAAGCATCTTGTCATCTGTCTCAGACACCGACAGTGACGGCCCTCGGTCATCATGCGCCGGACACCTTGCGGTGTACCGGCCATGAGAACCCTTTACATTCTCTAACTTTGGTAACAACAGATCGATTGGATCAGTCACTGCGATTCCCTCCAATAACGTCTACAACTCCACAACCTAAAAAATACCCGCCCCGAAGGGCGGGTTAAGTAGGAGGAGGAGATGCCGGTTTACGCCTCACGGCTGGCGGTTTGTTCTTCAAAAATGTCTGGTCGAGCCAAGCGGAGAAACTGCATCCGCGCCTTGGGGATGCCCTTATGCCGCCATTCACTGACAGAGCCGGGTTTGATCTCGCACAGTGCTGCTGTGGCTCCAGTACCCCCGATTCGGTCGATGATTTCGTTGGCGCTTGGTGTTTTGCTGTCTGAATTCATCGGATTATTTTAGGTCAGCCTGAATTATTTAACAACCTATCTTTTTTCTTGCATCATTCTCCCTTAACTGTGTTAGGCTTGCCTTATGAATAGATTAATCAAAAACCCTCTCGAGGAATGGATTCCAGAATTCATGGTTGCGAACAGCAACCACAGTGCCAAAGGCGCGTGGCAAAAGAATCACCAACGCGCCCCGCTTGGCACTGGCGTTCACAACACCACCGCAATCGGACGAGCGACG